CTAATCTTACTAATGGTAAGATGTATGTAGGTAAGAAACTAGCACGTTTCAAGGTTACGAAACCACCACTAAAAGGAAGGAAGAACAAACGGCGTTCGACAAAAGAAAGTGATTGGAAAACCTATTGGGGTTCTTCTGATTACTTGAACGCTGATGTCAAAGAACTCGGTGAAGATAAGTTCACCAGAGTAATCCTACACTACTGTGAAAGTAGAGGAATGCTCAGTTATCTAGAAGCTAAAGAACAATTCGACAGAGAAGTTCTAATCAGTGATGCATACTATAATGGCATCATCAACGTCAGAGTCGGTAGTTCTAAGATACTGAGAGAAGAGTACGCATCAAAACAAAATAGTTGACCTGCCATAATACCATCACCCAAACCCTCAAGTCTTTGCTCTGCAAGGACTTTTTTTTGTTCTTTATTTTAAAAATAGTCTAAAAAAACTTGACATATTGTATATAACAAATAGTTCTATCTATATACGAAATTAGTCTAAAAAAGACTTGACTTGTTGTCAAAACAATGGTATAATGGTTACATAAGATAAAGAAACAAAGAGAAATATATTATGAAAAACGAAAAAATTATGCAACAGATTGAACAGACAGAGACTTACTTAAAGACGTTACACGGTAACGCATCCTCTGTCAAGATGAAGAAGTATGCCATTGAAAAGAAAATCAACAAGTTAAAGGAACAATTAGTATGAATACAATTATACCAGAACAGTTAGTCGCATTTAAATATTATGTTTACAGTTTTTATGGTAAAGGTGGTATCTATGCAAAGAAGGATTTTGCTACTAAAACCCAAATCAAGTCTGCAATTTTTGACTACTATGCAAGTACTTCGGAAGAAGGCTTGGTGACATGGGGTGAGGGAGACAGTATTGACCGTGAACGTGTTGCTGAAATTCTTATGTCAACATACAATGTAAATTTATATTAATTAGGAGATATATTATGGGATTACTTATTAGTGTTTATAAGAGTGAAGGAACGGACTGTACCAATGGTGGAGTTAGTTCTAGAGACATCAAAGGTCTATGTGTAACAAACATTGACGGGCCTTTTAACCCTTCTGAAGATTACCCTGCTGCAGTTTTAACAGCGCAACATTTTGGATTTGGTTCCGTGTTGTCGATTGTTCCAAAAGAGAACTTCAATGGACATCACATGTTCGGAGGCAATTATGCTTCCACAAGTGATAGTCGATTCAGTACTGCGGCTCGTAAGTTATTAGAAAATGATCAATACTTTATCGGTGCTATTCCGATACATGATAGGAGTGAATAATTATGCAGTTGACTATGACTGTTCGTAGGAACAAAACCCCAAACACTAGTACCTACTACTACAATGTAATGCGTGATGTGTTTGGAAATGCAGCAGATAAACGTAACAACCCAAATTCCTATGACACTGTTGTCGTAGATGACACCCTGAGTGCCCAACAGATTGATGCAATCTTTGGTGACATTTATGGAAGAAAGTGTGGAATTTAGTTATATCGTTATAACAAAGAGTTCTAACAAAACACTTGACTTTGTTATGATAACAGGGTATAATGGTTACATAAGATAAAGAAACCAAGAGAGACTATATTATGATTGAACAACAACTGATTGACTATGTTACAAAACACAACGCTGAAACCCAAGCTTGGGTTGATGCTAAAGAAGGCCGTTGGGCTGGATTTATTCCAACTGAAACCTCATGGTTCGAAAGTAATGGGTGGACAACACTCAAGTCTTACAAGCGTGCAATGCTTGAGGAATCTGCATACTACATGTGTGCTGATGCATACTCTAAGTCGTATGCTCGTGCTATGAACTTCAAGATGAAGACCAATGCAGAACTTGATGCTCTCATTGAAGAGTACTCTAAAACCATTGACGCTGATCTTAAAGAACAGTCTGAGTGGGAAGAGAAGTGTGTAGTTACCTTCAAGTCTATTTTAGACCACACTGTAGCACATGGTGCTGGCGATGAGAAAACTGCATTACGTTGGTTAGTAGATGATTCAAAGTTCTACAGTGTTCAATGTATTGAGTCTTTTGTTTACGGATATGGTATTCTTTTTACCAAGTATGGTAAAGAGGTGGTAGAACAACTAAAAACTATTGTAACATTTGAGGAGTATGCTTAATGGACGAATTATTGAAGGACATCAAAGTGTTGGACGAACTAATGAAGATGTTGAAAGAAAATTATAGTTATTCTTCCGCTCTCAAGTGGCAGAATACCAGAACTCTCACCACCCTACTAAACGTAGAGGCGCTAATCAGAGAAAAGAAGTCAACTGTCGCTCAGTTTGAAAGGGAGTATGCAAATGATAATTAAGAAAAAACAAAGGACTCCTGTCATTGACTTGACAGGCCCAGACGGCAATGCATTTACTCTTTTAGGTATCGCAGGCCGTTACGCTCGTGAACTTGGACTCAACAAGAATAAGATTGTCACTGAGATGAAGTCTGGTGATTACGAAAACCTGATTTTGGTGTTCGATAAATACTTCGGCAATTACGTTATCTTAGAGAGGTAGAAACTATGACTCCAATTGAACAATCAATCATCTGTACAGTATTCCTTGCCATATCCTATTACATAGGGATTCACTTCGGCAAGAAGGTAGGTTTGGAAGAAGTCGTTTCATTTACACTAGATACTTTGGAAAAGGGAAACTATGTGAAAATGAAATATAACGAAGTAACTAAATTAAAAGAGTTGATACCTCTTGACAAACAAAGTTAATTATGGTATCATGGTATTTGAAATTATAGGTAGGTAAAGGATGTACTACAATTTAGAAGAGGCAGAACTTGCTGCTAAGGAAATGTGCGAAGCACTTGAAACTAATGTAAAGATTACAGCGGCTCCAGAAGGACAAGGTTATGAACTTTTTGGTACTGGTGAATTGATAATGGAAGTGAAGGAATAATTATGAAGAAGATTTTAATGGGAACTGTTTTAACAACAGTATTACTTGCTGCAACAACAGCGTCTGCTGAACAGATAACTGGTGATGTGTATTACCAAGATGTTTACAGAACAATTACTAAACAGATACCTAACACACAAAACATCTGTCAGACGGTCGATATACCTATATATGGTAGAGTTGGTGGTGGCGCATCTGCTGGTGACGTATTGGGTGGAATGATTATTGGTGGACTCATCGGTAAGGGTATCACTGGAAAAGACAATGGTGCAGCAGCTGGTGCGGTGATAGGTGGCATGTATAACGCTGACAAGAACCAAGGTAGTCAACAGGTTATCGGTTATCGTCAACAGCAACAATGTAACCGACAGACTACATACACTACAGAAAGTAATGAAGTTTACTCTCATAGTTATGTGACGTTCTATCTAGATGGTAGACAACAAAGGGTTAAATTTAATCGTTATTAATAACGGTTAAGACTGTCTGCCCTTAGTTCAGTTGGATAGAACAACAGCCTTCTAAGCTGTAGGTCGTAGGTTCGAATCCTACAGGGCAGGCCAATACATTACGGGGAGTATGTAACAAGGTGTTACATCATATACTCCCCACCAGTTTTAAGGAAGGAAATGAGATTTAATAAGTACACCAACAAAAAACACGATGACCAACCGCAACCTAAAGGTGGTTTGTCGGTACAGGTGCGTGATGGAAATGTTGAAGGAGCGCTACGCATTCTAAAGAAGAAATTGGAAAACGATAACTTCTTTATGGAACTTAGGGAAAGAAGATTCTTTGAATCCAAAGGAACCAAACGTAGGGAGGCTAAGAAGGTCTCGACTAGACGGCTCAAGAGAAACATAGAAAAAAGTAAAGAGAAACCTAGTTATTAATAATGTGACACATGACACGCTGAGAAAAGATAATGGAAACAGACGTAACTTTACCTAAACCTCGCAAGAAGAGGAAACCAATGACTGTCGAACAAAAGAAGGCAGCAGGGGAACGACTTGCAAAGGCTAGAGAAAAACGACTTATAGACAACCCACCGCAATATAAAAGCATTCACCCCAGTGTAGTAGAACGTGGTGAAGAAGACCCATTGAATATGAAGAATATTCAGGATTGGATTAAAACACAAAAGGGTTTGTTGTCTGCTGCAAAACGATCTCTTAGAGATAAAGGAAAGGGTGCCGAATCAAAGGTTGCAATGTATGAGGCCTACATTAGAAACCTTCAAAGGTTTTTGAAGTATGGTGTCTATGTTGATACCTATTATGGCGAATTTCAACAGAACAAGGTGAAGTACGCATGTCTTGCTATGTCATATGATGCAGATGGAACTCCTAAGCGAACACAGGGAGTATTCTATCCAGACCTTGGTTACGAATGGACAGGTGAGTTTAAAGAAGGTGATGAAGAGTTGGTATGAGTGATTTTGAATATCAGGTGTTGTTCTTAATATTTGGCACTCCGTTGCTTGTTTTATGGCTGTATATCAAAGGCGAAGACGATAGTTAACTCACTAAATTGAAACGGAGAATTTCAGATGGCTAAGGATAATGTTGTACAGTTTCCAAAAGGGAATCCAGTAAATCCAATAAAGGTTGACAACTCAGGCGGTATCGCTCGAGAGCATATGATTTTTACTGATAATTTAGTAGAAGCCCTAGTGGTTAATATGATACACAATATGGCTGAGAATGGTATTGATACAGACCATCCAGACTTTATGAGGGATATTGCCTTCATAGTAGAACTAATCAAGAGTATGATATACAGGGAAGGTGGATTAGACCATCCTCTACAGGACTTTACAAAAGTATTTGTCGAGTATCTAGAAGAAGATGGCGTAACCTCTTTGTCTATTGACCTTGACATGATTAAGGAATCCTTAGATGAGATACTTGATGATAAAGACGAAGATGAATAGTTTGTTATCGAAACAAACAAAGATATAACGGAGTATAGCACAGTCTGGTAGTGCGCCTGCTTTGGGAGCAGGAGGTCTAAGGTTCGAATCCTTATATTCCGACCAATTCCAAAAATCTATTGACAATAGACTTGTTATATGGTATTATAGTGGTTATTAAATAAAGTGAGAAAATTATGATTCTAGTGGATATGAACCAAGTTACTATCAGTAATCTAATGGTTCAAATAAATCAATCCAAAACCAAAGAAGTCGATGAGAACTTAGTACGCCATATGGTTTTAAATTCTTTGCGTGGATACCGCACAAAGTTTGGTGAATCGTTTGGTGAGCTTGTACTTACCTATGACAGTAGGAATTACTGGCGAAGGGATTACTTTCCCAACTATAAGGCAAATCGTAAGAAGGATAGGGCTAAGTCAAATCTTGATTGGAACTCTATCTTCCAAGCGCTAAATGCAATTCGTGATGAAATTAAAGAGACTTTCCCGTACAAAGTAATCGAAGTTGATGGTGCTGAGGCAGATGATGTTATCGCTGCAATAGTACAACACATCGCTGTAACACCAAACGAATTTGAACACGTTCTAATTCTATCTGGAGACAAGGATTTTATCCAGTTACAGAAACATAACTTTGTTAAACAATATAGTCCAGTACTGAAGAAATTTATCAACGGTATTGATCCGTCTATATATATACGAGAACATGTATTAAAAGGCGACAGGAGTGATGGTGTACCAAACTTCCTATCTCCAGATAATACATTCGTTGATGAGTTGCGTCAGAAACCTATGTCAAAGAAAAAGATTGCTGATTGGATTCAATCCAAACCAGAGGAAATTTTCAATGAAGAGATGCTGCGTAATTATCAACGAAACAAAACACTGATCGATTTAGAGTGTATACCCGAAGAACTTGTAGGTCGCATTATGGATGCTTACCAGTTGCCCCCAAAAGGGAATAGGATGAAACTGCTAAATTACTTTATAGAAAAGAGATTGAAAAATCTTATGAATGACATTGGAGACTTTTAATATGAAAACATATACACCTTTACTTTCCGAGGTATTACGGAAAGTGCATAACGCTAAAACTAAGAACGAGAAGATTACAATTCTCAAAGAAAACGATTGTGAACAATTACGAATGATTATCAAAGCATCTTTCGACCCTAGTATCGAATGGGATATCCCAGTTGGTAAAGTCCCGTATCGTAAGAACGAGGCTGCTGAAGGTACTGAACATACAGTATTGCGTAGGGAAGCAAGGAAACTTTATCACTTTATCAAAGGTGGTAACACTAGACTTGCAATGTTCAAAAAAGAGAACATGTTTATCCAGATGTTAGAGGGATTGCATTATAGCGAAGCAGAGTTAATTATCTCTGCTAAAGACAAATCCTTACATAAGGAGTTCAAAGGACTTTCAGATAACGTAGTGAAAGAAGCCTTTGGATGGAACGACATGTATCAGAAGGGGTAAGTAATGCTTACATCAAATCAATTCAAAGAACTATTTCCTAATTGCAAAGACCCAGAAGGTTGGGTTGATGCAATGAACGAAGTGTTCCCCAAGTACGAAATCAATACACCAGAACGTATTGCATCTTTCATTGCCCAGTGTGGACATGAGAGTGGTGGTTGGAGAGTATTCTCTGAGAACTTAAATTACAGTGCTAAGGCGCTTGATGCAATCTTTGGTAAATACTTTAAACGTGCTGCTAGGGACTCAGAACCTTATCATCGTCAACCAGAGAAGATTGCTAATGTAGTCTATGCTAATCGCATGTCTAATGGTGACACTGATAGTGGTGATGGTTGGAAGTATCGTGGCAGAGGCCCAATCCAATTGACAGGCAAGGCGAACTATAGTTCCTTTGCAGAAGATATGGATGTCGATGTTGTGGATAATCCAGACATGGTTTCAGAAGACAAAGAGATTGCACTCATGTCTGCCATTTGGTACTGGAACAAGAACGGATTGAATCGATATGCAGATAGTGGTGATATCAAAACCATGACTAAACGTATCAATGGTGGTTACATTGGTTTAGAAGATCGTATCGCTCACTGGAAAGAAGCACTACACATGTTAGGTAGTGATGCTCCAGAACAAGATGCAGAAGAAGAAGATGGTGTGAGTGCAGATAAACCTGAAGACTATGGAGTACTCCGAAAGGGTATGAAGAGTGTTGGTGTCGTGGCAATGCAAGAAGCACTTGGTATTGGTGCAGATGGTATCTTTGGTGCTGGTACTGAACGTGCATTAAAAGCATGGCAGTCAGATAATGGACTTGTTGCAGATGGTGTTGCTGGGCCCTCCACATTAGGAAAACTCCTAGTATAGATATATGTCTGAGAATTCAATAACACCAATCCAACCAATACACATTCTCAGTGATTACACTAGGACGTATGAGTTGGGGGTGAATCAGGTAACTGCACACATTACCCACAGTCAGGTTGCAAACGGCCCTGTTAGGTTATCAGAAGTAATCTACATGTCCTACAGTTCAGCTGGTGAATTGCGCCCCGTTCCACCGCCATTGGGTGGAAAGATTGACTTCTTTGCATAAAATAAATTATAAGTCTTTGTTCTGCAAGGACTTTTTTTTCGACTTTTTTTCAGAAAAGTCTTGACTTGTTGTCAAAACAATGGTATAATAGGTATATAAGATTGAGAAATAGAGGAAATATAGATGAGTACTGAATTAAGAGATGTACCTAACACTGACGTTAGTCAGACTAGGTTTTGGGGCGGTAGTGTTCGTGGTGTCTGCATACAGATAACCAATTCTAAACATTATCCAGATAATCACGGTAATTACTTCGATTACATCCAATTAACTCGTTTTCAAGCCGGACAAGTAGCAGCTGAGTTGTTGTTGTTTGCTGCTGAACAAGAAATTGTGGTGGATGAAGAATGAAATATTTTAAAGAAATTACCCAGTGGGATGATAACTTAGGGTACAAAGTACCAAACCACACCTACATACTGGACAATGCTGAACATTGTGTGGGTTACATCAAGGAAGGAACTACTGAAGAGATTATCTTCGGGAAACCCATGAAACAGTTCTCCAAGTCACGCCGCAAATTTGTGAAAATAAAGTCCAAATAGTACTTGACTTGTTATGAGAACAGTGGTATAATGGTTGTATAAATTGATAGAGAAGTGAGAATATTATGAAATTAGTTGAAATTATTGGTGGTAAATCATTCCAGAAAGAAGTTGCTTACAACGTAGTATCGCAGATGATTCGAACACTGTTGCCCCGAATTCGAAACCTAGAAATTACAGTTAGGATTAAGGATGTTAAAGACGCAATCGCTTACTGTTCAATGGAAGACACCGACAGACAGTTTGAGATAGAGGTCAGTCGTGACCTACCTCTAAAGGACTTTGTGACTGCACTGTGTCACGAGATGGTACACGTTAAACAGTTCGCTCGTAAAGAGATGATTGATACTGATGGAAGAAATACCTTGTGGAAGAAGTCAAAGATTTCTGATAGCACCGACTATTGGGATTTGCCTTGGGAAAAAGAGGCGTATCGAAAGGAAGAAAAACTAGCCCAGATATGTTGGGATGCAAATATATTATAACCATATAACAAAACAGTCTAACAAAACTGTTGACAGACCTCTAGTTATTTGATATAATAGGTATATAAATTGAGAAGAGAGAATATATTATGAAATTAGTTACTGTAATCCATGCCGCATTTGAAAAGACTCCAGTAGTCGTTGCTAAGGTGAAGATACATTCACACCTTGATGGACAAGTTGCATGTGAATATGCATACCGATGGACAAATAACGTCTTAGGTTCTTGGTCAAGGAAAGAGAAGGAAATTAATGGATACGAGAATGGAGACTTCAACGAAGACGTTGAGGTGATTAAACCTATCAAGTTTCGTGCAATGGGACTTCGTTCTACTTCTATGGGAGACTATATGTTGTTCGATGGTAAGAAGTATGAAGTTGATATGGCCGGTTTTAAGGAGATTGCAAATGGGTAAAATAAACGCTTATATGATGGATGTGCAACACTTTGTTTTGGATTGTTACGACCGTAATGGGGTTATCGATAAGACAACTGGTATCAAAACAACATCAGACATACTTGCTAAAGTGCGAGATGAGTTTGGTGGCGGCATTGCAATTGACATTGCTCAACTGGAAATTGAAGAAATTGAAGGGGGTTGTTGGTAATGTTGAAAGAACTATTAATACCTGTTCTACTCACATACCATGGCCACACAGTGGATATCCAAGACATCGACCCAAACTATGTAACTCAGGAAGTATCCTGTCTTGCAACTAATGTTTACCATGAGGCTCGAAATCAAGGTGCCGCAGGGCAACTCGCAGTTGCTTCAGTGACCTTAAATCGTGTATTAGATACAAGGTTTCCAGATACAGTCTGTGGTGTAACTCAACAGGGCATACATCGTCCAAGTTGGAAGGGTACAGGAGAGATGATACCTATACGTTATAAATGCCAGTTCAGCTGGTACTGTGACGGACTATCTGACGCAATTCAAGACCAAGAATCATACGATGAAATATATGTATTGTCTGAACTGTTATTTACTGGTGCAATGACTATGGTAGATATCACTGAAGGTGCTACGCACTATCATGCCGATTATGTATTGCCCGATTGGGCATCAACTAAAACTAAAACTACAGAGATACAAGATCATATCTTCTATCGCTGGGAGAAACAATAATGAGTGAATTTAATCAAATTCCAACGACTTGGGAAGAAGAACTACAAAAGATGGAATTAGAAAAAGAATATGCAAGG